CTGTTCGTATTCCAGTAAACTCAGCAAACCCGTAGGAGAATAAATTATGGCAATTACATCAGCAATATGTTCAAGTTTTAAACAAGAACTTTTACAAGGTAAACATAGCTTTGCTTCATCAGGTGGGCACACTTTTAAATTAGCTTTATTTGACAGTGATGCAAACTTAGGTGCATCTACTACAGATTATTCAACATCAGAAGAAATTACAAATACATCCGGAACTGCTTACACAGCAGGTGGTGCAACTCTAACAAGATCAGGAGTTGGATTAACTGGCACAACAGCCTTTACAGACTTTGGTGATGTAACATATACATCTGCATCTTTCACAGCAAACGGTGCAATGATTTATAACACTACAACAGCTGGTGGATCAGGAACAACTGATGCCGTTGCAATCATAGCTTTTGGTGGAGACAAAACAGCAAGTAATGGAACTTTTAAAGTAGAGTTTCCCGCAAACGACGCTACAGCCGCAATAATTAGATTAGCATAGGAGGCCGACCATGTCGGTATCTTCAGGATGGGGCAGGTTCACCTGGGGCCAAGCTAATTGGAATGAAAATCAAAAATTTGGAGCAGGTTGGGGAGCCAAGACTTGGAATGAACAATCTTGGGGAGATCTTAACGATGTAACTGTTTCTTTAACAGGTCAAGAAATAACTTCAAACATTGGTATACAGGGCTGGGGTAACAATACCTATGGTCAAGGTGCTTGGGGTGAGTTTGCAATTACAATTGGTTTAAGTCCTAATTTTAACATCAGTGGTGTAGAATTTTCATCTAGCGTAGGTTCTGTATCAGTGACTGGTTCAGCAGTTGTAGAACCATCAGGTGTTTCATCATCATTTAATGTTGGATCATTAGCTGTTGAAGCAGATGCTAATGTTGCCATTTCAGGTATTTCTGCATCTTTTGCTTTAGGAGCTGTAACAGTTGCTGATCAAGTTGTAGGTTTAACAGGACTTGATTTAACTTTAAGTCAAGGAACAGTTGTATTACCAAATGCAACAGCGATTGTATCTGGTCAGTCCATGACTTTAAGTCAAGGAACTGCAATTGGTTTTTCTAGTAATCAAGTTGACGTAACTGGATTTTCATTAACTTCATCTTTAGGTAGTGCAAACGCACCAAACAACACAGCAATATTATCAGGTGTTTCTGCTGAATTTACTTTAGGAACTATTATAGGATTAGGTAGTGCTGTTGCTTCTCCTACTGGTATCAGCATGACTTCTAGTGTTGGTACATTAGATCCTAATGATATGACACTAGGTTTAACAGGTGTATCTGCTTCCTTTACAATAGGAACATTACCTGCTATACCGGACATGGTCGTAGGATTTGACGGTCTATCTGCAAGCTTTAGTATTGGCACTGTAGATATTTTTGCTTATGGAAATGTTGACCCTGGTCAAAATAACAGTTATAGTGACGTTTCAACAGGAACAAATAATAGTTATTCTGATGTTGCAACAGGGACAAATAACAGTTATAACGATGTAGCAGCGTAGGAGAATTTTTTATGGCATCAACATACACACCTTTAGGGGTAGAACTTCAAGCAACCGGTGAAAACGCTGGAACTTGGGGTACAAAAACAAATACAAACTTACAAATTATAGAACAAATATCTGGTGGTTACACAACTCAAGCTGTCTCCGATTCAGGGGATACAGATTTATCTGTATCTGATGGTTCAACTGGTGCAACTCTTTCACATAGAATTATAGAATTTACGGGCTCACTTACAGGAGCAAGAAACGTTACAATACCTTTAGATGTTCAAAACTTTTATTTTTTAAAAAATGCAACATCTGGTTCTCAAACTGTAACATTTAAATATGTAACAGGTACAGGAACTTCAGCTGCAGTTGCAAGTGGTAAAACAGTAATTGCATATGCAAAAGCAGATGATGGAACTAATCCAACAGGCGCGGGACCTCAAGTAGGTGCAGTTGGAGATGATTCAAACGTTGATTTGAAATTAAGACCAAAAGGAACTGGTAACATTGAAGTAATGGGTGCAACAAACCCAGGTGCAATTCAACTTAATTGTGAATCTAACTCTCACGGGATTATATTACAATCACCTCCACATAGCGCAGGGCAGAGCTACACACTAAAATTCCCCACTGGAAATGTAACAGCAGATAGATTTTTAAAAGTAGATAGTATTACAGGATCAGGTGCAACAGCAGTTGGTCAATTATCTTTTGGTGAAGTATCTGGTGGTACATCATGGCAAGCAGTTAAAACTTCTACATTTACAGCAGTTGCTGGTGAAGGTTATTTTATTAACACAACCGGTGGTGCATTTGAAATGGATTTACCTGCAGGAAATATTGGCGATGAAGTGTCATTTATAGACTATGCAGGAACATTTGATACAAATAATTTAACAATCGATCAAAACGGTTCAGAAAAAATTCATGGGTCAACTGATCCATTAGTAGTATCAACAGAAAGAGCAGCAAATACTTTAGTTTATGTAGATAGCACACAAGGTTGGCTGTTAAAGGTTAAATAATGGCTGAATACAGAGAGCTTGTTGGAGAGGCTGTCAAAAATATTTCGGGTAGCACTGGAGTTATTGAAGGACAAATTTGGTATGATACTTCTGCAACTAATTTTAAATTACAATCAGTTACTAGTTCAGCAAGTTGGGCTAGTGGTGGAGCAGTTCCAGTAGCAACAAATCAAGCTGCTGCTGCAGGAACATATTTATCTGGAATAATGTTTGGTGGAAATACTCCAAGTGCTTCGCCAACTTATTCAGCTCAATCATTAACTTATGATGGATCTTCTTGGACAGCAACACCAAGTTTAAATGCAGGCAGAGGAGGAATAGGTGGTGCTAATAGTGGAACTTCGACAGCTACTCTAGCATTTCAAGGTAGTGCAGGAGCCCCTTTGCATGCAATGACTAATTCTGAAGAATGGGACGGATCTTCTTGGACAGCAACACCAGCTTTAAATACTGCAACTGCTTTAGCCGGAGGATCAGGAACAAGCACTGCTGCATTATGTGTTGGAGGAGAATTGCAGGCACCAAGTTTTGGTGACTCTAATAGAACCGAAGAATGGAATGGATCTTCTTGGACATCTGTAACAAACAGACCAGCAAGTATTAGAAATCATAGTTTATTTGGATTACAAACTGCTGCTGTTAGCTGTATGGGAATTAATTATACAACAACTGCACAAGAATATGATGGAACTAATTGGACATCTGGAGGTGCGAACAATACAGCTAGAAGAGGCCAGAATGATGGCACTGGCTCAGAATCAGCTGGTTTAGTAGCAGGTGGACAAGCACCAGGGAGTCCCGCTGGAATAACTGCAACTGAAACATATGATGGAAGTTCTTGGACTTCTTCACCAGCAAGTTTACCAGCAGGAAAATTTGATTGTGCTACATTTGGAACAACTTTAAATGCTGTTTCAGCTGCTGGAAGAACTCCAACTAACTTATCTACAGTTGTAGAATGGACTGGAATAGGAGTATCAGAAACACAAAATATTACAACAAGTTAAAAATTAAGGAGGATAAACTATGGCACATAAAACATATCAATATTGCGTAGCAGAAAACTGGGGTAAAGGTTTTATTACGCATAATGATTCTAGAAAACTTAACATTTTAAGTTTCCCTGGTAATGTGTTTAGAGTACCTGCTCACAATCAAGATGCTAACAGATGGATAGCTGGAGTGGCTGGCACTCACAAAACTTTATCTGAAGCACAAGCAATTGTTGATGCAGAAGTTACTCAAGCACAATCTGATTGGGATGCTATACCTGAAGATGACGACAGAAAAAATTCTGGTCATCCACTGTATGAACCTAGACCAGCAGATATAACATTGGAGGAATAATAAGTGGCAACTTATTACGACATATTTGGACAAAAGATACAGTATATTTCATCTGATCCTACTAACGTAGCAACAGGTCAGGTTTGGTATAACTCTACTACTAATGTTGCTAAACTAAGAGGTGTTACTGCAGCGGCTGCATGGTCTTCTACAACTGATAGAAATAATGCTATGAACAATGGCGCAGGAGCTGGAACTGTAACAGATGCAGTATTTTATGGTGGCTATCAACCACCTGGTAATCCAGCACCTATTCCCGCACCAGGAGGAACTGGATATTCGGCTATTACAGAAAAATGGGATGGAACTAGTTGGACTAATTCTGGTGCCATGAATAATGGAGGATCTAATGTAATTGCTTATGGACCTTCTTCAACATCTGCTATTGCAGCTAATAGATATGCTGATTCTCCAGGTGGAGTTTTTTATACAACTTCAACTGAAGAATTTGATGGATCTACTTGGACAAACAAAAATGCTTCTAGCACAGGAAAAGAATCTGGTGCAGGAGCTGGAGTTCCAACCGCAGCTTTTGCTACTAGTGGTAATCAACCTCACGGAGCAAACAACCCTGGAACTGCAACAGAAGAATGGGACGGAACGAATTGGACATCAGGAGGTGCATTAAATAGCCCAGGTCAAACTGGAGCAGGAGCCGCAGGTACTCTTACTGCAGGACTTATCTGTGGTGGACAATATGGTTATCCTGATACAAAAGTTGCAGTCACTCAAGAATACAATGGAACAGCTTGGACTTCAGTTACTGCTATGCCAGCAACTAGAACTAGACATGGACAAACAGCTACACCTCAAACAGCAGCAATATTTTTTGGTGGATCGGAGGGAGCTTTTTCACCTTTATTACAAAATTTAAATTATGATGGAACTAACTGGACTACTGGACCTTCAATGGGAAGACCAGCTCCAAACGCATCTGCTATGGGAGGAACAGGAACTTCAGGAGGTCTTTTGGCATCAGGAGGAAGTCCTTACGTAGCAACTACAGAACAATTTTTACCTGCAGGAACAGCAGAAACAAGGACGGTTACAACGAGTTAAATCATGGCAAATTATTCGAACATATACGGAATTAACATACCAATAAGATCATCAGATCCTACTTATCCAGAAGATGGTCAAATTTGGTATAACTCATCAACAAATATCTTAAAAGGAAACATTAATTATGGAACGGGATCTTGGTCAACAGGAGGAAGTAGAAATACTAACTCTCCAAATGGAATGAGTTTAGGTACTTTATCTGCAGCTTTCTTAGTAGGTGGAAGAGTTCCACCAGCACCCCCATATGCAACAAATGCTACTGAAAATTATGATGGAACTTCTTGGACGACAGGAACTCCTACTGGTCAAGACATGGATTCAGGTACGGGAGAAGGAAGTCAAACAGCTGCAATTATTGCTGGAACAGGATGGCCTGGAGCAGGAGGTAAAACTCAAACAACTTATTTATTTACATCAAATTCTTGGACAACAGGACCTTCAACACCTGGTAGTGTAGCAAGATACTATGGTGCAGCAGGAGGAACTGGAGGACAAAGTGCAATGATTAAATTTAATGGTGAAGCCCCTGGAGGATCAGTTTCAAATGCAACTGAAATTTGGAATGGATCTTCTTGGTCATCTGGTAATAACACTTTAGTTGCAGGAGAAGGTTCTGAAGGGTTTGGAACTTCAACAGCTGCTGTAGGTTTTTCGTATGGTCCATCACAACCTCAAGCTTATGTTATGGAGTATGATGGAACTTCTTGGACCGCAGGGGGAGCTTTTCCAATAACAGGAAAAAATAAAAGTCTGGGTGGAACACTAACAGCAGGAATTGCAACTGGAGGTAATGGAACTCCAGATACCATAAATGCTTTATATGATGGAACTAGTTGGACTGTGTCTCCTCAAAGTAGACCTATTGGAGGCGCACAACCTCCCAAAGGTGAAGTAGGAACTCAAGGATCTCATTTAGCAGTTGCAGTGCCATCTCCAACTACTGCAACTTTAGAATGGGTTTCAGGTTCAAACGTAGTAACTATAAGTAGTTCTTAACATTGACTTTATAATAATAAAGTATATATCTCTTTATTATATAAAGGAGATATCATGACAGAAAAAAGAAATATAAAAGAACTTGTAGATAAAGAATCAGATAATTTACATAATATATTAGATCCAAATGACGTTACCGATTTTAAAGGTATGGTAGATGAATTAAGAGATACTTGGACAAAAAAACAAATATTTAGAACCGAAACAGAAATGAGGTTTTCAGTTTTAAATGATTTAAAATATCCAACTAAAGCTGCAAAGTATTGGCAATGTGTTAGAGAACAAAATGTTTATTTAGAAAATTTAATGAGTTTATCTTTCGAGTATAGAAGAACAGATGCTAAATTAAAAAAACTCAGAAAAAAATTAGAAAAAGAAACAGACGAAATAGAAAAGGAACTTATTCAGATTGATATTGACGAAGCAACTTATGGAAAAGCAAATATGCAATTAACAGCAAAAGATAGAATGAGAGAAATTAGATTATGGTCTCAGTTAAAAAAAGAAAATGATGATGGCACTTTTGATAAACAAAATGTTAACACTCATCAATTAGAGTCTTATCACAAAATAATGATTAATAGAAAAAATACTTTAACTCAAGGATCTAGTCAACCAGAAGTGTTTAATGTATTAGGTCAATTAGAAACAATTGAAAGAGTTAGGAAAGAGAAGGGACAACTTGAAGGTCAAAAAAGAGAAGCTATTTCTGCGCAAACAAACCTTGGAGCAAAATCCAAATAATCAAAGACAGTCTCCTCTTTATAAAGAAGTTAATTTAGATGAAATTTAATTTTATATATTTAGGGCAACCTATTTTAAAATGTGAAGTTCCTTTTGATGTTTATAAAACAATAAACCATATCTACGAATCTAATTTTAAAAAATTATATCCTGCTAATAAACAATTAATTGGTAAAATTAAAAATGAACACAGTTTGTTTTATGATGGTAAAAATGAAAAATCTATAAAGAGACATAATTTATTACCCTTAGATATAACGAAGTGGTTTGAAAGTTGTTATAAACATTTTTTAAGTTGGAATAAAACAGTTGACTACAAAATACATTTAAACTCTATTTGGGTTAATGAAATGAAAGAACACGAATATAATCCTGTTCATGTCCATCAAGGTAATTTGTTTACTGGTTTATCTTCAGTCATGATTTTAAAATTGCCAGAATCTTACGGAGAAGAATATTCTGCACATGACACACCACAAAATGGAAAGCTTCAATTATTAGGAGGATGTAATGGACAGTTTGCAACTGTAGATTATCAACCTGTTTTAAAAGAAAGAGATTTTTTCATTTTTCCATATGATATGAGACATACAGTTTATCCTTTTAATGGACCTGGATATAGAAGAACACTTGCTGCAAATTGCGATGTTGATTATGACCCTATTAAAAGTAGAGGAGCAGTTTAATGTACGAAAATAAAATTATATGTGAACCAAAATGGAAAAGTTGGATTATTGAAACTAAAGGACCGTTACTAACACCTGAACAATGTAGAATGGTTATTGATTGTGGAAGAAGTCAACCACCTCAAAAAGCTCAAGTTGGTTTAAATACTCCAGAGGGTGGGGTAGACACTAAAAAAAGAGTAACTACTATTTCTTGGATTCCTTTTCAAGCATTGCCTCAATTGTATAATACATTAGATACGTTTATACAAAAAGCAAATTTAAATCATTTTGGTTTTGATGATATAAGAATTACGGAACAAGC